AATAAATATAAGCCCAGCCCATGTGAGTAGGCTGGGCTTTTTCATTTGTGTAGAATCAGATCAACCAGGGTTGGAGTAGTCGTAGACATTCATGAAGTCGTACTTGAAAGTAACATCAAGTGTGTGGAATCCGTTCTGAGAGTAGTTAAACTCAGAGGCTTCCCACTTGCTTGGGTAAACTCCGTAAAGCTCAATAGTAGAGTGGGGAGAAAGAGTGTTATCAAGCATGACGATCTCAACTTTGTCAGCCTTAAAGGTTTGACCAGCCTGACCTCCAGGTTGTGCGTTCTTAGTCATCTCACCTGTGAGAGGATCGTAGGTGCTCTTAAAGAAACGCCAGAGATCAGAAGCAGTCTCACGAAGGTAAAGGTTATCAAAGGTAACCATAAGATCACCAGGGGTAGTACGCCCAGGATAGTGAACCTTATCGTTTACACGATCAACAACAATCGCTTCGTTCTGCATGGATAGACCAGTGACCTTCTTAGCTGCAAGAGTAAGATCGTTCTGGTTGGTCACATCCTCGGGAAGACCGAAGAAATGAATCTCAAACTGATACTGTCTTACAGAGTCGAGGTCAGTCGATATAGTAGGGAGACCCTGCCCTGGGGTGAAGTCTCTCCCGTATTTTTCCTTATAGTATGATGTTGCCATTATTTATCTCCTTAGAGTGAGCCGAGTTGTGCCGACTGGTTGGTGATGTTAATCTCGAAGATCAAGATCTCAGCGGTCTTTGTTGGCTTAACAAGAACCTTGGTCCAGAGTTCGTTACGATCAACCCGTACAGGAGTATTTACTGTCTCATCACATACAACACGGAATTCTGTGATGCCACGCCGCCTACGGATGTCGTCAAGGAAGGGGTTAAGAAGACCTTCGATCTGTGCCCAGGTGAATTCATCGTTAGGCTCGAACACGAATCTACGAGCAGCGATGAGGATTACCTTGCGGATGTAGATCATAAGTCTACGAACATTAATTCTGTCTAGAGCAGTGGGGCTGCGCTGTGCAGTGCGCTGACCAAAGATTGTGATGCCCTGCTGTGGGAAGGAGACGATTGGGTTTACCACATTTCCTCCACTGTAAAGGCTGTCACGATCACCTTGGTTAAGCTTCACCTCAACCTCAGTAGGCTTGCTTAGTCTACCTCTACGGAAACCAGCGGGAGCGAACCAGCTATCAGATACAGCATCAGTGTAAGCCATCTGACGAGCAGCGAAGATAGTTGGATCGTACCAGCGATCCTTACCATCAAAGGTAGAGCATACCTTTACCTGGGGGTAGTAACCAGCAGCGTAGGAGCTATTGATTGCAGAGCTTCTAGAACCAGCAGTGCTAGAAGACTTACCGTTAGTCCAGTCTATAGCGTCTTGAGCAGTTCCTACAGCGTAAGGAGGAGCCACTAGAGCTAAGAAGTTTTGTGTAGTCTCTGCTAGTGTGATCAGATTATTCTGAACATCCTGGTTATAAATTCCAGGAACAAGAGCGATGCCGACATTAAGAACATCGTCATCTAGAGCCTGCATACCTGTCTTAGGATCAACAGAAGCATCACCGATAAGAGCAGATGCCCTTTGAGTTTCAGTGACAGAACTATCAACTGCACCTAGGCTAGTTCCACCAGTAAGATTTGTAGCAGCAGCTTGAATTAGCTTGTTGAATCTAACTCCATCAGTTACTACTTTTGGACCTATAGTTACTGCATTTCCTGTGCCTTGAGGGTTAGCACCTGGATCTAGCCACTTAGAAGTTGCAACAAATCCAGTTGATCCAACCAACGAGGCGGTGTTACCTACAAAACTAGTAAGTTCGGAAGCATTAGCATCAACATCGTCTTTGACTAGGTTACCTTTGATAATTTCAGAAGTAACATTAGTAGCTCCCGTATTGATTCTATCTTCGATGAAGGAACCAGAACCCACAAAGCTTACTTTGAAAGTCTCTTGAGCAGTCCCATTCTCATTAACAACTACATTGAAGTTTTGAGATCCAAGACCTTCGATGGTGATGGAGTTACCACTGGTATCTCCATTAGTCTTAATACCACCGTTGTAACCAGCACCAGGGTACTGAGACTGGACTCTGTAAGCAACTGAGTTAGATCCTGTATCAAGTAGACTTGCCCCGTATACTCTTACCGCAGATGCATAAGCACCAGAAACACCGAAAGTTGCGTTGGTAGAGGAAGGAGCGTAAACTCCTCGTAGAGCCTGAATACCATTAACGGCATCAAAGGCTGTACCAATGCAAGCAGACACTCCTAGAGAAGCTCCAGACCCAGCAAAGGACCCTACGATTGCTCCAGAAAGACCTAAACCTCCTACAGAGGTAAGACCATCATCAAAAACGCCAACCTTATCTGCGTCAAGGGATCCACCAATAACACTTCTGAGAGCATCTACCTGCTTCTCCGCAGTACCAGCGGGAATAACAAAATCTTTAGGTGATGCGAACTGAGCAACATTGTTGTTATCGTATACCTGAACCCGTAGTGTAAGGGATCTGCCGACACCAAAACCCGCACTTCTATCAGTAGTTCCAGTACCTGACACTATTACGGCTGGGGGAGTGCCCAAAGCCATCGTAGCGGAGGCATCTACCGCATCGTCACGAATAGCACGAATAAAGTAAACACTGTTGGTCTGCTCTAGAATCTCAAGGGCACCTTCTATACCTTGACCAGGAATGCCCTCACGGGGCTCACCGAAATTGCGAAGA